GTGAAGAATCACCACTTCTGCCCTACAGGATTGTTTCCTGCTAGCATGCGGGCGTTCATATAATTTTGCTTGAATGCAATCTGCTTCTCGAGCAGTTGGTTGGCAACCTGGCCTTGAAGGGCAATGGCTGCTCTATCCTGAACGCCTTTAGCGGCGATGCTGAGCCTAGTCTGCTCCCCAGACTCATCGATGTTCTTCCGTTGTTGCTGACCAGCAAGAGCAGTGTTGCCTAGGCCGAAGATGCCGTTGACAAGGCCGCCAACGAGTGGCTTGACGGCGGAGCTGCCGATGACTGCTGCCGTTGAGGCAGCATGGCTGAAATCACCGTTAAGAGTCCTACGAAACCTGCCGGGGTTGACCATGATTCTGGGCTTCGTGGCATTGGCTTCGCGGCTCTTTCCTTTGACTTTCCTGGGAGCCATGAGGGCCTGGAGAAGTTTAGGGGGGAGAACCGCACTGTAGAAAGTACCACCGTAGCCAACTGTAGCTGTAGTCGAGGCTATCCTACTGAAAAAGACACCTGGGGTTGGCACAATAAGCTGAGGCCACAACTGATCAGAGCTGGTGTGCGACTGAGTGTAGCTGCTCAGGTCTCCCTGAAGGTTGGTGTAAGGGATGTTGGCTTGACGCCTGATAAACATGCCATGCTTGTTGCGGACAACCTGGGCGACCAACACTCCGGATGGATCGAGGAGAGACGTAATGACAGACTTTTGGGTCCCACTCCTGAGATACTCACAGGCTCGGACGCAAGCAGTGACATGCGCTGAGCTGGGAACAATGCTATGACCGTTAGTCCCTGAGACAACCGAAGGGACAATGCTGCCTCCGTCTGTGAGTTGACAGTTGTAATAATCTGAAGGCACGAGATCTCCAAGGTCGCAAGTGACGTTGCACAGGGCTATGCCGTCAATCTCGGCGTGAGCAGCGAGGCCTTTGTACCAAGTCCACTCATTGGTGAGACCTGGAAGATCAGGACCAGACCAGGTAAATTGCCCTTTCTCAAAGGTGGTGAAGAACTGATTGTCTGCGAAATAGCGGCCTGGGTTCTGAGGGTCTGCGATGATATTGACTCCCATGCCCATGCTTGCACCGCTGGCTTCAGCTCCGCTGACCTTGACCCAAGGACCAGCGCCTCCAACCGCTTGACTGGCTATGTTATAGTCGGTAGGAGTGACCTTGAGATTGGTGTAAACCATGGCTTCTGGCTTGTGCTCATTGAGCCAGTCATCGGCGAAGGTGCCGACGCTGAAGCTGCCATCGCCAGTGTTGGTGATGTCAGTCTTGGAAGCTCTGGTCCGAACGAAGAGATTGTAGGTGTCTGTCTCCTCTGGGTCCTTGAGCACACCAGCTCCTGCTGAGTAGTCGTAACCAAACTGGGCTGTACGCTGTCCTTGCGATGCCGCGCTGACATCAACAGTCCAAGCCCTGGCTATCACAGGCATTATGTTGGTGCCGTGGAGGAGGGCCGCCTCTGTGGCGTCGTCTGGCTCAGCAAAGATGTTGGCACTGTAGTCCAGGCCATCAAAGTGGACGCCATCAGCTGAGAGGTTGGCTCCTTCAAAGCCGTCTCCCAGGTCCAAGTCTATGGTCTCAGGGGGCTGGCCTGTGTTGGTGAGGGTGGTGGGAATATCGTAGAACGAGCCCTCCTTGAGGCTGAAAGCCAACTTGATTTGAACCCCCACATCGTTGGTGTAGGCGTTCTCAATATTGGTGGCCGCGATGCAGACGACTCTGCCGAAATCGCCCAATGGCGAATCGCGGTAGACACCTGTGACTGGGGTCTCGCCAATAGTAGGCATGAGATCCAGACACCCTTCACCGTTGACGTTGCACGCAAACTCAAGGGGGTTAAAGGCATCAAGGTTGGCTTGTGTGATGGCAAGGTCGTCAGAGTAGAGCTTGGGTATGAAGGCGACTTTGAGGTTGCCTATGATAGTGGCTGCAGAGACCACTTGGACGTGCATTTCGAGCCCACCAACAAACCTCCGGTGGAGATCGGCCCAGGCTTTTGTATGGGGGTTGAGAATGGCTTCATTCCAGGGGAAAATGGGGAGGTTGAAAATGACTGCTCCTTGGCCAAGACCGGTGTTGATGACTTTTATTTCCTTGAAGATCTTCTTCCCGGCAAGAGTAAGGAGATTGAAACCGATACCTGTCTGTGGCATGAGTTCAGGGCCAACGCCTCCTTGAAGTTGCATGACGACATCAGGTTTTGTGGCTCCGCTGGTAGGGTGGAGGATGATAGCATCAGAGATGGCTTGTGAGGCCAGGGGATCAACCTCAACTCCGACTGGGTTGGCGTTGGCTGTACTGCTGCTCGCACTTGAGGCGGCACGGGCTTCAGTAGTGGGGGGCTGGGCAGTGTTGGCTTCTTTGACTTGCTCGGAGTGAGATGCGTCCTTGACCGCTGACAGGACCAACATCTTGAACTCGTGAAAGTGGTGTTGAGGGTCAGTCACGGCAATGCGACGATAGAATTCAGGTTGCCTGTATTTTCTCGTCGCCGGGAGCGGATGATGGAACTGAGCAAGCTGCTCAGCCCAGCTGGGGGAACGTTGATCGAGTATTCCAATAATGTCTCCCCAGTAGCCTGGCGACCCCATCTGAGCTGGAATCGAGACGGTGCGCTTAGTGCCGTCTTGAGCTTGCACATCCACCGAATAGGTCGGGCTAGAACCGAGTTGTGCACGAATTGCTGGAAGAGCGCTGAGAGGAAGATCCTCGTAGCTTGTTGCATGGGAAAGGGTGTGAACCCAATTCCTGCTAACGTGTTTCTGGCTAGTGCCATGTTCCATGTTCGCTGCGTCTGAGTCTCTGTTATCTGAAAACTTCTTGACTGCTGAATAGCTAATAGGAGTAACGACTTCCGACTCTAGTGTTGACAAATCCAACTTTATCTTGTCGAATACTGGTGTTACGAATTTGCTGTCTGGGGCGGACCTTATCCTCTCAGCCAGTTCACTGCAGATGGATTCCCACCTCGGGAGCCTGATGTCCTTGTAGAGATCACGCACCGAGTTGACGTATTCCCTGTACTTGTCTTCCCCGTGGAGGGCAATCTCAGCGGCCCACATCCTTATGTTTTCTCTGAGCTCGATCTCGGAGTAAGACTTGCTGTAGCATAGGGCCCCACTGATGGCGGCTTCTTTTAAACGTCCAGTCCAGAGGCTGGTGTTGAAGGGGAGCCTCATGAAAGTGCGGCTACAGTAGGAGAGCTCAGCAAGCTCCCTGGGCGGAATTTCACTGCCTTTCTTGTCTGGGTCAGTGGCTTCCATGGCCAACACCCTGCCTGCAAACTCCGCAACATCACTGCCGGTGAAGTTTGGCTCATTACTGGCCATGGCAGTGTCGTCTCCGGTGTGGTAGCTCCACACGTCATGGTAGTACTGTTCAGGAGTTGTGACCCAGGAGAAGGTGTCCAAGTAGGAAAAGAAAACGATGAGGGCTCCGACTAGGCCGTCGACGAAGGAGGTGCAAGGCACCCCGGAAGGCATGCCAGCGTCTCGTGAAAACAAAGTCTGCCCACAAAGTGATGGAGCAGAATTGATGGTTGCGAAGGCCTGGTGGAAGAGTTGGGAAAGAGTGTGATTAGCACTCGTAAGGTGTCTGAGA